GTTCTCGCTGTTCCATGAATACGCAGGCGCAGCAGCAGTGCCGTCGGAGAGTCTGTACGGACCTGTAGTATTCTGTGGCGTATAGGTAAGCGCATTGACGACGTCTGTACCCGTCAACGTCACCGCCCCAGAACGGCCATTCCATGTCGTTACGCCGGTCACACTGGGTATCGCGGCAATCTGCGCCAGTAGTTGCTGAAGCGGCACAGCCTCAAGGTTCGCAGCCGCATTGCCCTTGAGAATGACCGACCCTGTGAAAGTCTCCCCTGCCTTGTTGGCGGGAACGTAAGTCAGCGCCGTTTGGATGTCTGCCGAGGTAAGAACCACGGCACCCGTGCGCGTGTTGAAGGAACTCACACCTGCCACCGACGACGCACTCACCACTGCACCGAGCAGCAACCACGCCGAATCGTTCCACATCATACGAGAAGGAACGCCTACCCGGCAATCACCTGCCACGATGGCTGATGCGTCCTCCCGCAAGATAGGCCACGGAACGCCACCGTTGATGGAAAGCGTAGGTGCCGTGTTCGTATTCTCTGCCGGAAACTTCAATACGATCATCTGCCCGTTGGCAAATGACGTAGGACCGAAAGGCAACGCCGCTGAGTAGGCGTTGCCCACATTAATTTCATTTATGCAACGAAGAATACTGCCGTCCTGCACTTGATCAGCACGGGCATACTCGTTGCCTGCCGTTGCCTTGCCGACGTTCGTATGTTTGAATCCCGCCATTGGCAGATTGCCAGAAGGCGAAGTTTGACCATCGGAAGATAATGACGCAGAAAGTGCCTGCGCCACATCGTTCATCGTGGGGTTGGCCCAGTTCGCGTCGATGAGCGTGTTGGGTACGACCGGGTTGACCCCCGGCACCAACGTGAACAGACCGTTACCGTTTCTAGGCATGTTGCTCCCCTATTTTTCCGCCAGATCAACAGCGCCAGTGATGCCGGCGGACCGGAAGTACTTCTTGATAGCGTCGGACTGAAGTGCCTTGCCCCACCACGACTTGTTATTTCCGGTGAGGTAACGACCTCCTCCGGGGGTGCCTAGGAGCAGATGTGCAAGCCCCAGTGTAGCACCCCCTGCCGCGACCCCCTTATCCCAGTCACCCGTGCTGAATCCCGTGCCTGCACCCACCAGAGTAGGAATGGCCGCACCCGTGAGTATGCGTTGCATCAGTGTGCGGCTCATTTCATCCTTGGGCGTACTGAATCTGTCCGCCGCAGCATTGATGGCCTTGTGATAAGGTGTCTCCGGGTTAGACCTTTCCAACCCAGTGAAGGCTTCCTGTACAGCCTCAGGGCGTACCTGACCGCCCTTCGTTACCGCGCCCGCCTTTGTCGTCAAGTCCCGCATGCTCTCTGTGCCGCCATGCTCAGCAAGCCAACGGTCAAAGTTGTTCCCCTTGGCGAGCCGCAGCGCATTCTCCCACTCGTTCTGTACAGCTTTCGCCCCCACATCGGTAAGACCCTTACGCTCCTCACTTAGAGGCTTCTGCATCTGAAGACGAATATTCATCGCCTGTTCTGCAGGCGCGATGGTGTTCACGTTTGGATTGAAGCCCGCAGGCGGACCGCCACCCGTGGCGAATGGAGGACCACCGGGATGCACCGCTGCCGCCGCATTGCCGACAGTGCGAACGTTGGGCCGTAGGGTGTTCGTGACCTCCAAAGCCAACCGATCAGCATCCGTTGCACGCATGAGCCGCTGCGGCATACCCGTCGTGGGAACATAGCCCTCACGAAGCTTGTTCGCCATGTCTCCTACTCGTTTCTCTGCTGCCTCCGTAACGCTTGGTGCAATTTCACGGACTGCATTGCCCGTGTTGCCCGTGTACATCTCCGTCACATCGCCGAGGTTTTGAGCGCGGGCCTTGTTGACGCCCTTTCCCACAAGCGGCGTGTCGCCAAGAAGATTGGTGAGTATCTTGATAGACTTATTGTCTGTAAGATTCTCAGCATTCAGTGTTGCGTTGGGAAACGCCTCGCGCACCCGCGCCAGTGTTTCCATTCCCTTCTTACCCACCATCTTGATTGCGGGGTTGACAATCCTACCCACCGTGCGGCCCACGACGTCGCCGCCCACACCACTCAGCGCACCGACAGCGGCCTGCCCTGTAGGATCGTAGTTTTCATCGGGCGTCAGCACGCCCTGCGCCGCACCGACGGCAGCACCGGGCGCTGCGAATTGAGCAGCCTTAGTCACTGCCCCTGCCACACCCTTGAGTTCTGGGAGCAACTTCGCACCCCTGACCACCGCACCTGTCGGCGCTGCTGCCATGATGGCTTGCGTGCCGTAATCACCGATCATGCCGCCCGCAGTGCCACTCAGCTTCTTATCCATTTCCTTCTTGGCTGCGGCTTCCTTGCTCAGTGCTTCCGAGTCGCCCATGCCGACACTCGCGGCAAGTTGCTTCGCGCCCAGTATGACGTCCGACGCAGCCTTGCCCGACCCGGCTGCAAGGTTTTCCAGGAAACTGCCCGTACCACCCTGCTCACGGATTTTGGCGTTGTCGTCGGCGGTCTTCTTGCCGTAGACATATTCCTCTATCTCGTAGTCAGACTTGCCCGCAGCCTTCGCAGCTTCGAAGTCAAACTTCTTTCTCTGCTCAGGGGTAAGTGCCATGACTATTCCTTAAGAAACTTGTCCATCGGAACTTCATCGTTGCCCGTCACCCCACCCGTTCGCCTGAGATAGAACTGAACATCCGGATGCACGCCTAGCATAGCGTTCCGCTTGATGGCGTCTATTCTTTCACGCAACTGCTTCACGCCTTGCCGAACGCTGTCTTCTGTTTGGCCGAAGTTACCCGCACCCGCGACTTCCTGCACCTTCTTGATTTCCGTAGGCGTCGTGGCCTTACCGCTAGAATTCAAAGTTTCAATACGCGCCAGTGGCGCAAAGGTTGTCCTGTTAGCGAGTGCTTCCGAAGACACGGCATTCGTAACTCCCGTGGGCAGCATGTTCGCGAGTTTGCCGAAGCCCTTCAGCTCACCCTTCTTTGTGTTCTTAAGCATATTCTCTACACGCACGAGCGCCTGTTCGTAGTCCGCCAAGCCGGACTTGGTGAACTCATCCCGTACATCCTTGGCATCAGCAAGCAGTTTTTCCTCACCCTTCTGGTTGCCGCCCCCAGAGGTTATCTTCATACGTGGGTCTGTGAGGTTAACCGCCGTATGATATGGCCCACCCGGTGTGATCCTAATATCGCTCGGAAGTGGAGCAGCCTTTGGGGGCGTTGAAACAGGTGCCTGTGTAGGGGGGGTGCTTGGCCCTGCCGTTGAAGGCTGTACGGGGGCATTTGAGAGGGCTGCGGGGGCATTTCCAGGCACCGCACCCGGCACCGCAGGTCCGGCAAGCGTAGGTGGCGGCGTCGGGCCGGGAGGTTGCGATCCCATAGCCAGTATTTCGTCCTGAGTAGGCAACCGAGGACCACGCGTCAGTTGGTCCCACCGTTGCACGTATCCAGTAGTTTCCTTGTTGGTCGGCTTTCCTGCCGCTACTGCATCACCTGCCGCTTTCCCACCGTTGTAGTAGGCGACCTGCGCTTTTTCATTCCCAGGATAAAGGTTCTGTGCGTCCTTGGCGACCTGCGCCGCCATGAACGAGCTGTCCTTGGGCTTCGTTGGATCCAGTGGACGACCTTCGCGTTTGGAATACGCAGCCACGTTGTCCGGCGTGATTTGATGCAGCCCCCGTGCGCCTGCGGTGCTCACAGAATCTACAGGACTATTCTCCAGCTGCCGCCGCAAGGCGAGCGTACCAGAGGGTATCCCGGCACCCTTCTCCGCCTCTGCTTCCGCCGACTCTATATCCGAAGGTCCGGCGGCAGCGGCAGCGGGCTGAGGAGCAGGCGTCGGTGCAGCAACCGGAGGCGCAGCCGGAACAGGTGTCGTCGGTGGCGCAACCGGAGGCGCTGCTCCGCCCGGCGTCGGTACAGGAGGCACGGCTCCGGGTGCCGCACCCGGCACTTCTGGAATCTTGTTGAGGTCCAGTGTCCCGGTAGACGCACCCTGCGGAATGACCATTGGCTTCTCAGCATTGAGCGCCATTGACGTAGCATTCCGCCGGTCCAGACCGGGATTGTTCTTCATCAGAGCCTGAACGTTCCGCTCCAATGTGGTCGCCATCGGTCCCGAGATAGGTATCGGTGGCTGACCGGGAGTCTTGGACACGTAGGCAAAATACGGCTCACCCTTTTCGTTGGGGATTTCCTTTATCTCGTACTCACTGCCCGTACCGGGCTTCTTCGGCAAGTACGACTTGATGATGTCTTCGCCAATGGACTGACCCGCCTTGCCGAACTGCAACCCTTCCATCCCATACTTGATGAAGTCCTGCGGTAGCATCTTGCGACCGGCGCTATCCGCACGAAGAGCAGGTCCGCCCTCATCTTCCCCACCGGGGCCACCCATCTGCTCTGCACCGCCCCCGCCGACCACCGGAGCTTGATCCTTTGGAAACCGATCTATCCAATCAGCAAGGTTTGCTTGGTTCTGTTTCTGCAGGTCCTTTTCTTCCGTGTCCGTCTGCTTGTCGGAGTACTGACCGGCAAGCACTTGCATCATTGGTGCGAGCGCATTCAGCCACGAACCCTGCGCGTTAGGATTCTGTAGCTGCATCCCCTTGCTGATGGACTGCTCTTGCAGCATCTGCGCCAGTCGGCGCTTGCGAGCAAGGCGTGCAGAAGCCTCGTCAAAGTCGCTAACGAAACCAGATGGCGCAGCGGGCGCTGCCGGGTAGTTAAGATTGCTAGACGATGCCATCACGCCTCCAGTGCTGCATTAACATGACCCAGTTCAGCCATGCAGTCCGCCCGTATCTTTAGAAGTCTGTACTCCAGCTCGTTGGCTACGCTCATGTGTGTCTTCTTTACGTACTCCAACTTGCGCCTGTTCTCGTTCAGGTACGCCGTGCAATGTTGGCAATCAAGCGACGTATTGAGGAATGGATAGTAAGTAGGGAGTCTGTCGCCCAGAAACTCCGCAACCTGTTTATCCGTCCAGTCTTCAATGGGGAACCAGTATTGAACTCCGTCTTCGGTATGTCCGCTGCGTATGGGCGATTTCTTAGTCTCGTCGTTACGCTGCCCGCGTATGACCAACGTGACGTTACAGTCCTTGACAGCATTTGCCAACGGAATCCAGATGTTGGCTGAACAGCACGAAAAAGGCGTTTGATAGCGATTGCTCCGGGTTGTGTCAACTAGCCTGCCGAGTTCCGTATCCCACACGGGTAACAAATCTACTGGATAGCCTGCCCGTGCAATCTGCGCGGGTTGGTCAGACCTAATTTCCATGAAGTGTGGCACCAACCCCTTCACCACCTCCATCTGCTTTAGCGTTTCCGGGAATGCATCCCCCGTGTTGACCCACGCCACTATCATGTCCGGCCAGTGCATTTCCAACATCCACAGACACGCGAGGGAATCCTTCCCACCACTGAACTGCAACATCACGTTCTTGTGGCCGTTGAACATCAGAACGCCATCAGCGCAGCGGAGCCTAGCCCCGCAATGCCTCCCATCATGTTGTTGGACGCGCCCATCTGTTGCTGATAAGCGTTCTGCGCTTGCTGCCCCTGCAACTGAGCTCCTTGCAGAATTGGCGTCGGCTGAATCTGCGTCGGCTGCATTTGCTGAAAGCCGGGCTGATTGACTTGAGTACCGCTCAGCATTGCCATCAACTCGTTAATCGGCATCTGCCGTAGGTTAGACGCCTCCTGTAACCCCTGCGAACGCGATGCGTTGGTCAAGTTCGCATTGGCGAAGGCGTTCTGTATATCCTGTTGGTTTTGCTGATTGTTGAAACCTGTCTGCGTCTGAAGCAGATTTGCATCGGCCTGCCGCCCTTGGTTCCACAGGTTGGCAGCGTTCATGCGCATCCCCTGCTCCTGCTCTGCCGCGTTGCCGCCTTGGAGTATGGAGTCAAAGATGGCCTGCCGCATCTGGTCGCCCTGCTGCATCTGGAGGCCACCCGTAGCCTGCATCGCACCGGGTGACGTAGAAACGCCGCCCATGTTGGCGATACGAGTATTGAGGGCATTGGTCTGCCGGTCCATCTGCGGCGCAGCACGGGAAATGTACTTATCCCATGCCGTGTTTTCCATCTTATTGCGAATATCCCCCGTATCACCGACGTCATATATCTGACCCGGCAAGCCACTGAAGTCAAGGTTCTTACCACCCTGCGTGTCCACCTGATATGCCATCGGCGGCAAGTTGCCGGTGTTCAGTTGTGAGCCAAGAGCGTTCTGCGCTGTCTGCAGTGCCGCAGGCCCAAGCCCGAGCAACCCAGACTGCAACGTTCGTTGCTGATCCAGGCGTGCCTGATCTTGAGGATTAAGTGTCGTTGTCTTCAGAAACGAACTGGGGTCGTTCGGATCACCCGTCAGGCGTGTTGAACCCCACGGTGTATCTTGGTTCGCATTGTTGAGTTGGTACTCAGCAATAGCGGTTTCCTTATTCGCCGCACCTTGCGCCTGCGCGGCTCCCGCATAGTCGGTCGGCGGTGGAGCTGAAGGTTTTCCCACGATGTTCTCCTACTGGTTAATTCCTTGTCCCACCCATGTCGGCGCACCGGCGCTCAGACCCGTGTCTTTCTGCGCCTGAATGTATGCGTTATTCACAGCCAACCAGTTCTGATACCACGCATCCTTTTCGGCCCTTGATGCGCTACGCTCAGGTTTCTCGCCTTGGGCAATCCGCTCAAGTTTCTGTAGCGCACTCGCACGAGCCATCAAACTTTCCTGAGATGGCATCGGCCCGTTAGGATCACTACGCGGCCCAACCTTCGCCAGTGCGTTCATGTACGCCGATGAACCAGTGGTCGGCAGCGTAACTCCCGGCCCCAAGTCCTGCCCTATCTTTTTCATGGCATCGTTAATTGACGGTGCGCCGGTAGGATTCGGCGGAGTTACAGGAACCGGCACGCCATCAGGACCAACCTTCGCGCCCAACTGTCCCAAATTGATGTTGGTGTTGACGCCGTTAGAAACTGACCCCGGCAGAACACCACCTACCTGAGTACCACCTCCGCCGCCTCCACCCCCACCGTGCATCTGCGCCATGATTTGTTGGAAGGTCAGATTCGGGTTGGCCTTGCTCATCGCAAGTGCTGCATCTGCGTCGGCTTGGCTCATACCGATACGGAGCATGTACGCCATCGAATCTTCACCGGGGTTAATCGGCGGCAATCCACCGGCACCGCCTCCGCCCGTTCCACCGCCCCCACGCTGATTTCCTTCCTGCGGCGTATAGCGGAGCAGCCTGTCTCCCGCCTGCCCCCATGTCGTATCGCCGGGCTTGTATTGAGGTCCCTGTTGCGCGAGCATTTGCGCCAGAGGATTGACATTACCCTGCTGCGGCGGCACGCCAGTCTGCATTCCTGTTGGAGCGTTATTTCCCAGACCTTGAGCCTGAGCTTGCTGCCACGCGGAAATCATACCCGGCTGACCCTGCGGCTGCGGTGGCGTTCCACCTTTCATTGGTGCCTGTTGCCCACCGAGCAACTGCATCAGCGAACCAACGTCCATTTGAGGAGTAGAAGCTGCATCCGGCATGTCAGTGTCCCCTGTGCTTGAGATTGGGCCGCAGATTGAGCCAACGGCAATCTTCCTTACGCATGACGTAAACGAGCATGTCCCCAGTTGGAGCCGCATCTTTCAGCCGCGTTTCCAACTTAAAACCAATGTGCTCATCAAAACGCCGAGCTTCTAGGTTGCTCTCCTCAACCCACCCCGTCAACCGCTTGGCACCGCACTCCACAAACGGATAGTGAAATGTATACCAGAGAAACTCACGGTTCATCCAACGCTTGCTAGGTTCCGCAGCAACATGGATGTTCATGTTCGCACCATTCCAGCCCTCGTACCACACACCGGCAAGAATTGTGATGGTGTTGGCCTCATCGTCCACATCTACCAGTGCCACGGCGCGTCCTGCAATGAACGCACCGTGCGCGTGACAGTGTGCGTCCATGAATGGAGCCAGTTGTTCTTCACAGCCCACGGCGATGCGCTTCACAGCACGCCCCCAGTCTCCATCACGAAGTCGGTGGCAATCCAGAATGTGTCCACAGAACTCTGGATGCCAAGAACTGCCGCCGCACAGTATCCGAGAGCAGTAACTGAATACCAGTTGCGGATATTCTGCAGACCACCTGCCCAGAGAGCCTGATTCCACTTACCCTGATTCCACACACCGAAGGATTGCGTTGCCGGTGCCTGTGGAATGTAGACATTCGGCACAAGCGAAAAATCTGTAGATACAGACGCTCGCACACTTGGGAATCCCGAAGCATTGAAAATGGGGCGCATGAGCACCCATCGCTTCTGCAACGCCGGTTGGCCGAAATAGTTGTACGCCTGCTGAACCGTAGCCGTGATAGGCAGTCCGGGTTCGGTTGAGCTGAAATTGTCGGTGTTGCCCGCCCATGCGTGCTGAACCCTACCGTCTTCTGTGCCAAAGTAGATTTCTTCTTCCAGTACGCCGAAAGTCACGGCATCGTAGCCCTGAAAGGTTGTCCACGCATTGGTGACCTGATTCATCACCCACTGCTTATTCGGTAGGTTGGAAGCCGGAACGTTGGTAACAATGAATTGGTAGCGACTGGACATCGCCATTTCCCAACCAAAGTTCTTAGAGTACAGCGTTACATCGTCCGACAGTCCCATCATGATGATGTTTGAAATGGCCCCCGCCATCACCATCTTAGACTGGGACAGAATGACCGAAAGAGGAAATACGCCGTCCTCACAGATGATGAGCAAGTCAGAACCGTACTTGAGCAGACAGCGGCGACTGAATGTAGAGCCGATACGGTACGTGCCGACCAACGTATAGGCTCCCGGTTGGTCCAGAGCAGCTTCCGGGTCAAACCCGGCAAACACGGCGATGTCCCCCTCGGAAGACACAAACACCGTGTTGTCATTCATGCCATCGCCAGATTCCGTGGCCCACGTACCGATGGCTTGCAGGAACCCTGAGCGTGGAAACACTTCGCCCACACCGAAACGAACCACTGCCCCGGCTATCTGGTCAGTAGGCAGGAACCACGCACTGCCCGTATCCTTCTCCACAAACCACAACCGCCGATGAGCGAGCGCCACATGAATCAAATTCTTGGGGTCAAACCCGGCAGGCCCAGTGATGTTGGCCGGACCCCATACTCCGTTCGTACAAAGTTGTGGCGTATCCGCACCGTTGACCGCCATGACAAAGGAACCGAACTGGTTCGTCATGCCTGTCCACTGCCAACGTGCATTGCTGAACGGCCCTGCCACGGCGACCTTCGCAGCGATACCGATGTTAGTGGCCGTCACATCGTAGAAACTCACACCTGCGGCTGCGAATAACGACTCCGTACCATCCGCCTTGCGGTACGTGATAAGCGTTTCCACCGCCGCGCCAAGACGGTCCACATGCTTCGCAAATCCCTTACGCACCCGGCAGCCGAACTGCATGGGAAACAAATTCACCATGCTGATGGCCTCGTTGGGCTTCATCTCAGCAAGACTGTCACGCGCATTGATCCCACCCGTGGGTGAGGGCAACGCCATCGTAGAACTGACGGCCTTGTTGGGAAGCGCGTAGACCGATTTCATATCGGCCAACTACCATCCGGTATATTGAAGACGCTAATCAGTGGAAGGTTCCTGTCACGCGCCATGGACAGAACAGGCGCACCGCTATCTTGAGACAGCGCATCGTCCAGGTTGGCCTGAAAGTCCGCCGCGAAGGAAGTTGTATCAAACCCCTTGGCTTGAAAGAAGCGCAGCTTGATGCCGCTTACCATCAAACGATCATCGAAGATGCAGGAGTCGTCGTCCTTCGTAGCCTTGGGAATGGGCTGACCCGCAGACGTCATCGCCCACCACTTGCTGACGTAGAAGTAAGACAGTGTGGTGGAGGAAGAACCCGGCACCGGCCAGATTTCCATGTTGCCACCCACGAGGCGAAACCGCTGCCGTGGACCGCCCGTCTGAATACCGGACTTGAGGTACTGCCACTGCTGCGGCGAGTCAGGTCCGATAATCGGCCAGTTGCTTACCCGATCCCACTCCGTCTGGCTGATGGGCCGCGCAAAGTCTTCCGGAATGGGATAGTTCGCCTGACCGGCTACCGTGGCGAAAGAATACTCCCTGAACAGTTGCCGCCAGACCCGGCGCTTGACGAGCATTTCGCCCGTCGTGTTGTACAGCGCACCTAGCTGTATCGCCGTCAGGTCGTACACATTGCCGAAAACCGCAGGCGGCGACGGCAGGCCGACTTCACTTGCGGCGGTTTGAACGATCTGTAAGATTGGAGTCAGTGCCATCTATCTGCCTCTGCATTTGCTCGAACCGTTTGTCGTTCTCGGCCAACCTCGCCTCGAGACCAGTTATCTGCTGTTGCAGCCGCGCATTTTCCTCCGTCTTCTTCAGGAGCAACGCACTGTCCTTCGCCGTTTCCAGAAAAGCAAGGGCTTTCCGCTGCAATTCATGGAAGTTCATGACCTTGTGACCGTGTTGGTCAGCCAGTGTTGACAGCTGCTCCACGGTGAACACGTTCAGATAAGCCAACTCCTCCGCCTGACCTCGAGTAATGACGGGCCACTCCCGAAGCGGCATACCCGGCGGCGTTTCTGCGTCCCCCTCCATCTTCTGGAAACGCTCCCAGACCTTGGCGAAACGGAGCTTGTGCTGTTCCGTAGCGGGCGTATCGACAATGGTGTTCTTATCCCCCGGAACAATAATCCGCACGAACGGTACATTGTCAAATACCGGATGTCCTTCCGCTTCGGACCTAAATTCATTCTTGCGCGTACCCATGTAGAACTTTACGAACAGCTTTTCGTCGCCTTCCAGCTCTTGACCCTGCATCATGTCCATTTGGTCACTCTCTCTAGTGAGCAGTTTGAAAAAACGGCGCGGGTGGAGGACCCGCCCGCGCCGTCAGGAGAACCCCCTGCGGAACTAGGGGGTGACAGCGTCCGCCGACGTGAGCCAGACGTAGTCGCCGGTGACAAGCGCGACCGGCGTATCGTTGGTCCACGTATTCCCCGCCGCTGCCGCGACGGTTGAGCCATTGGTGATGCCTGCCGTGCCTCCGGCAGCGATGCCGGTTGCGCCGACCTTGCAGAACATGGCGATATTGCGACCACCCGTTGCGCCGGGAACGGCGTGAACCGTTGTACCCAGAGCGAAGGGGGCTTGCCGATCGTAGATGGCGTTGCCTGCCGCGTTGACTCCATCGAGCACGGGCTTGAACACCGAGTTGAGGTTGACCCCAATGAGCGGGGTTGATGCTGTGGGCATGTCGTTCTCCTTGTCTGCGGTTGGGGGACTGTTACTCGGTCAGGATACCTTGGAACTGCAGACCGGAAGACGTGAGGTTGCCCGCCCATGCGAGCAGTTGCACGACGGCGTCCTGATTGTTGCTGTACCGCTTGCTCGGGTCGAGCGGCACGAAGTTGCGGTCCCGGTGCGGACGCAGGAAGATGTACTTGCTGTTCAGGAAGTACGCCGTCTTCACCGGAGCGAAACCGCCGATGCCGCCGTCCAGTACGACATCCGCCTGCATGTACTGCACGGACGGGAAGCCGAGCTTCGCCATGCCGGACTCCGTGAACCTCTGCATGTTCTGCAGCGAGGCCATGTAGAAGCCCCAGTAGGCGTTGTCCACCATGATGAGGTCGATGTGGTCCGAGCCTCGGCAGGTCTTGGCGTACAGCTGATTGAAGTAGTTCTGGATGTTCGCTGCCGTCGTAGCCGCGCCGCCGTTCGCAACTGCCGCGAACACCTGATTGCGCCAGAATGTCCACGTAGCGCGATCGATGCCGCCGTAGACACCCGTGGCCGGGTTGGCGACGACTGCCGCTCCGAGACCGGTGATTTGCTTTCCGCCCGCAGCCGTACCGTCGCTGTAGATGCCCGCAGCGATAAGGTTCGCCATCGAGTCTTCGGCGACCTTGACGCGGGCCTCCATCAGATCGATGATCTGTTCCTTGCTGGAATTTTGCAGCATTTCCAGCCCGGACATGCTGACGGGGCAGGCCGCTTGCTTGATGTCGAACTGCGCGGCCGAGAGGACGTCCGCAGCACCGATGGGCAGGGCTTGATAGCCCGAATACCAACCGACGTTGCTGTTTTCCTGGAACGACAGTTCCTGCAGAATGACGTTGCCGCCGGAGAACGGCTTGACGTTCCCGGCTGCGTTCATCTTGACGAGTACCGCGTTGTTCTTCGTCACGTTATCGGAAACTTTGCCGGTACGTGACTGGATGGTGGTCGCAACCACATCCGAGATTGCGGGGTTGGCGAAGGCCATGAATTACTCCTAGAGTCGGTGATGAGGTGGTGAACCCATGCCTCAGCTAACTGGGTCTCATCGACTGCTAGGACTAACTGGCCCCCTCTCTCTATCGGGGTGTCGTCCAGTGAGGCGTGCCGACGTATAGTGGCACGCCCCGGTAAAAATTGCAACCCCCCTACAGACGATCTACGTTGCCTTCAAACGCTCGTACAATCGTGTCGTGCAGCGACTCATCACCATTCGTCGCCACCGCCATTGCTCGTCCGCCCGGTACACCTGTGACGGACATGTTGGCGGCACTGGTTCGTTGGCGAGCATTGAGCTGCGAGGCCGCTTCGCGCCGTATGATTTCAGCACGCACCTCGGGCACGATACCCACCGACATGTCATACGCCTGCCGAAGAGTAGTAGCAATCCCCTGCCCCATCAACTGTCCCATCGCTACGCGCACCTGTGGGAAGAACTCGTTAATTGGGTCATTGGCAAAAGCATTCATCTCATTGGTGAGTTCTGCGGTCATGCGCTGTTCGTTCACCGTCGCACCGTACATCTTTTCCGTATCCAGCTGCGCGGCGCGAGCCTGTGCCGCTGCCAGTTCCGGATTGATGGGTGCCTGCAGATCCACCCCGTACTGCTGCGCCAGACTGAAGATAATCGCCTTGCGGTACTCGGCATCACCAGTCCGCAGCGCATGGGCGGTCTGTAACAGAGTACGAATGGCCGTGATGGGCGTTGCTCCTTCCTTCTGCAACACCTCGGCGTAGGGTTGAAACTCGTTCAATATCGCAGTGGCAACATTAGATTTCTGAGCCACCGCGTTGAATCCCTGCTGCAACTCCGCCTCCCGCCGATGGATAATTTGCCGTACCTCCGGCGGCACCTTATTCCACAGCGGCTTGGCCTCCTTGGACCACGAAGTCGGAACTTGGTCCTCCGGCTTTCCTGGCTGCTCCCCAAACTTGGGGATGGACTCCACGAGCTCCTTTTCCCCAGTCTTAGGCGTGAACCGCCCCGTAGCGTCACGAGTACGCTTTCCGGGTGCTGCCTCCGGTTCCCCGGCAGCTTTGTCCGTCTGGACAGCGGTAGAGTCCGGGAGAGAGTCCGTCGTCGGCGCAGGCGAGTCGGGAACTGCCGGGGTCGGAGGTTCGGGTGTTTCCGCCGCTACCTTGTCAAATGCAGCGGATAACGTATCGTGCAGGCTGTCTTCTTCCATTTCTCTCTCCAGTTAACGGCGCGGGCGATTGCCCATGCTGAATGTTCTACTCACACCTTCCCAGAGCCGCTCTCGTAGCTCCTTAGTGTCCCGTGCTTCTTGATACCTGTCCTCTTCCCGCTTCTGCGTCCTGGCCTCGTCATAGGGCACGAGGTTGAACTTCGCCATGTGTTCGAGCAGCTTACTGCGCGAATCAATGTACGAACCGTCCACCACAGACACGAACGGCGTTATTTCTCCGTGGATGGACACAAATACTTCGTTTGGGTCCACGCCAATTTCCACCATTTCCTTGGTCGCGGGGTCATAGCGAAAGCGGCGGCGTGGCATCACTTTTCTCCTGTATCCTTAGGCTTCTCAGCATCGTGCTGCATCGCTTGGGCGTGCTCCGCCTCGTTAAAGGCGAGAGATTGCTGCTGCGCGTTGGCGGATACCGTGGCGTCCGTCACAGCCTTCGCCTGCGCCGCCTGTGCCTGAATGTTCGCCTTGATAAGGATAGCTTCTATCTCAGCGGCATTCTTCTCACGGAGGGCTTGTATTTCCGCAGACGTCCTCTCTCTGTCCGCGGCAATCTCCGCTTGCATTTCTTGCATCTTACGATTGGAATCATCAGCCTGCGCCTTCATTTTCATCTGTATCTCGGCCATCGCCTGCTGCGCGTCGGCCTGCTGACCGGCTTGCTCAGCCTGCGCCTTAACTTCCGCAGCCTGGACCTTCGGATCCTTCGGCGGTGGCGGTTTCGGCTGTTTCGCCTTCGCAACGAGCTGTTGCACCGAAGTTTCGATGATTCCTTCCACATCCCGTCCTACGCGGAAGCCGCGGATGCCCCAAGTCAGCAGAGCACCGACGATGGGGGCTATTTCCGGCGTCTGCGCCGCTGCCGGGATGCCCGCTTGCATGAATTGCGTAATACTCGCCAAGAATGCGCTGCGGGCCTGCCGTTCCTCCACCATATCGGGTTCGACAAGGCTTTCCGCAGACACATCAATCCGAAAGTCCAACAGCCGACCATCCCGCAGCAGTTCTATCGCCTGTTGGATCACATCCGGCTGCGGCGGAGGTGGAGGAGGCATAGGTGGGGGAGGAGCCATGCCCGGCGGGCCATTCGGCATCATTGGCGGTCTCTGCGCCTGCAGATTCTGCGTATTGGGCATCATCCCCGGCGGTCCGCCTGCCTGCTGCTGCGGCATCTGCATCGGCTGCGGCTGCATCGCCTGCATTCTCTGCATCTGCGCTTCCTGCGCCTCCTTAATCGCCAGTTTCCCGTCGTAAGTCTGTTGAATGGACGATTGTGCGATGAGCGTTTCCGTTTTGAAGAATTTCGTCATCACGTGCGCCATCAGACGCAGCACTTCCGTCACAAATGCGGCCATTTGCGACTTCATAGACTCCAAGCGAATACTGGCAAACTGCGACTTGATCCGCTGCGCGGTCGCCGTTTCGTTGGGATTGCCCGCACCGCGCACGATGTCCGAAATACCGGTGATCTGATAGATATCTTCAATCAGTTTAGTGCGTTGCTCGTACAAGGACTGCACCACCTTCATCACTACTTCGATGGGCAAGAAGTCAACACATCCTTTGATACCGCCTTTCTCAACAAACGCCGCCCATGTCTCCACCGGGATGAGTTCGTTCTCCACACCCTCCGTCAGCATTCGCTGCACTGCGGCCTGCGAGCTGTCGTACACGCCTACGACCTTCAGCGCCTTGATGAGCCAGTACAGACGCTGAGTAATTTCGTCCAATTCGTTGGCTTGGTCCTGATACATGCAGAAATCAGGCACCGGCAGCGTGTTTCCAGTCGTGTTGGTCGCGAAAAGGGGCTTCGGGCACGGGAAAAATCCCGGAAATTTCATTGGATCGTCCTTGGCGTCCAATGGCTCGTCCCGAGTAAGTGATATCCACGTTACGAGGCTCTTCCGTTTGTCCCAAACCTCAGCAATTTTCGCCTGTTTGATGACTTTCGTCTTAGGTTCGTCCGTTTTCTCGCCACCCCCGGCACCGGACTTACTCCGTGTCGCCGCGACAAAGTCCAGCTTGACGTCATTGCCGACTTTTTCGCCGAACCGCTTGATTAATTCGTCGCGATTCATGTACACCCATCGCCAGACCATGGGAACCTCTTCCCACGTGCGAGCAGGCACGTAGCCGAAGTCCTCCCAGTAGACGTAATCCACCACGGCGGACTCACCCATCGCCTTGGCGTAGTAATCGTTAGTCACCGTGTTGTGTGGGCTTTCTTGTGCGACTTGATATCTCACCCACACCGTTCCCAGGCCGGGAAGTAAACGATCCTGGAGGGCATTGTGAATGCCGTCCACGAAGTTACGCTGCGTCGTTATTTGAAAAGTCAGGCAGCGTTCTAGTATCAGACTACTGATGCGGGCGATATTGTCCGGGTCTAGGTAGCGGCGCTCCACAATAGGTTCCGGCGCACGCCCGAACACGGCAGGCATCATCGTCTGGATGTT